CGCCGGCATGGACTGACCTGCACACCACCAACGTTCAGAAGCTCAACATCAACGGCACGACCGGCGCGACGTTCTATTCGTCCCTGATCGCTGCGCTGGGAACGGCGAAGCCGAACTATTCCGACGGGCGTGCATTCTGGGTGATGAACCGCAAGACGCACATCAACCTCATGACCAAAGCGCTGGCGTTTGACGCGGCCGCTGCCCTGCTTGCCGGGGTAAACAACCAGATGCCAATTCTCGGTGGCGAGATTGTCGAGATGGAGATCGTCGGCGACAACGAGATCATCGGCGGCTATGGCTCCGTGTATCTGCTGGCCGAGCGCGCCGGCGCGAAGGTTGAATCCTCCGAGCACGCAAAGTTCCGCGAGATGATGACCGGCTTCCGCGGCTATGCCCGGTATGACGGTATGCCGGTCTTCGGCGAGGCGTTTGTTGTGGTCAGCTTCGACAACACCGACGCGGCGACTACCAGCACCTTCGCCACTGACTATGCCAACACCGATCTTGGCGTTCTTGGCGTAACAGCAGCCGCGGGCAGCTCCGCAGGCAAGACTTGTCTGACCGTTACCGGCACTGAGAATTCCGGCACCACGCTCAAGTACAAGATCGGCGATATTGAAGTCGCAACCGGCGATAAGGCTACCGGCTTTACTGCCCTGGTTTCTGGCACCACACAGATTACAGCGGCTTCCGGCACGCTAATCACTGTTGTTGAGCTTGACGGTGCTAGCAGAGTTATCAAGTCTGGCAAGGCGGCAGCAGTAAACCCTTAAGCGCGGACTTATCTAGCCTCGAAATAGGTTCGCTTACTCTGACGCCGACCTTCGCTGATACCACGCTGGAATATACGGCGGCGACATCAAACGTTTCCGACACCGTTGAGGCTGTGCCGGAAGTGACTGGTGTCGATGTCGTCATAGAAGTGAATGACGCGGCGCACGAAAACGGAGAGGCAGCAACTTGGACAGTGGGTGCGAATACCGTTACCGTCACTGTTACCAACGGTGCGAACGTCAAGGAGTATGTAGTCACGGTTACATACACGCCTCCGGATGGCACTCTGTCCGCGCTTGCAATCGGCACATTGACGCTTACGCCGACGTTTGACAAGGACACCACCGAATACACCGCTACAGCGACGAATGCTTCCGACACCATCACGGCAACTGCCACCGACACGGTGAACGCCGAAATCGAAATCCTTAACGGCGAAACGGCGGTCACAAACGGCGGAGCTGCTACATGGACAACCGGAGAAAACGTCGTTACGATAACCGTCACCAACGGAGCCACGGTCGAAGTATACACCGTGACCGTGACAAAGGGAGAATAACATGGCGTACACGGAATCAACCGTCCTCGGGATTGTCAAGGCCAGGCTTAACCGCCTGGCCTCTGACACCTCTTTGGACGATTATCTAAAGCAACGAATTGAGGCGGCTGACGCGGAACTCGCTGGAAACGGAATAAAACTCGTCGCTGACGACGTGCGAGATTCCGTGTTTCTAGCAGACATAGTCGTGTGGCAGCATAACAACAGAGACAAAGCGGACGAAATGCCTAAATGGTTGAGACTTGCACGCCGTGAGCGTTGGCTGAGAGAGCGGGGCGAGCCGGATGCAACTTGATAAAGGGTATTGCTCAATCTACTCCGTAACCAACGGTGCGGCAGCGGGCAATATGCCGCAAGACGTCCTGACGCTGAAATATCAGTCCTGGTATGGCGAACTCAATTTTGAGACAGCGCCGACCTACGCAACGGAAAAGCAAGAGGATGTGGAGATATCGGCAAGGGTACGCATCATCCAGAATCGGGCGACCAGCAACCATGATGTCGTGATCCTGTCCTCCGTCCTGCCGCCGCCATCCGGAGCCGTACAGTTTGAGATCACCCGAGCCTACCACGGTGCGGACGACGACAACGGGCAGCCGATCACAGATCTGACTTTGCGAAAGGTGGAACAGCAGTATGACGTTACAGGGATTCCGTGACATCCTGCTGACGGCCGATTCGCAGGCCAGCCATTACGAGTCGAAAAAACGGCCGAACTATACCGTCTGGTCTGAGTACGGAGACGACGGGCTATCAGCGGACAGCATCCGGCAGGAAAGCGCCTGGAAAATCCAGGTGGACAGATACACCAAACTTGAATACGACCCGGTTGTCGACGCGATCCGTGCGGCGCTTGACCGGGACGACATCAGCTATGAATATTCCTGCGATTTTGAACAGGACACCGGATATATTCATCACATCTTTGACTGCGAGGTGGCGTGATGGCCAGGTTCGACACGTCGGGGCTGGATGATCTGATCCAGGACGTACTCGGCCTCGGCGACGTCGCCGAGGAAGCGGGCGAAAAAATGCTGCTCGCCGGCGCCGAAGAAGTCAAGCAAGCCTGGAAGGACAGCGCGGAAAAGCACAAGCTGCGTGACACGGGCGACATGATCGAATCCATCGATTACGCCCGAAAGCCGAAAAATGTCGGCGGCATCAAATCAGTCGACATCTACCCACAGGGCAAAAACCGGCACGGAATCCGCAATGCCGAGGTTGCTTTCGTGCAGCATTACGGCACGTCGAAGCTGCCGGCCACGCATTGGGTTGACGATGCCGACGACGCCTCCGGCCCGAAGGTGCAGGCAGCAATGGAAAAAATTTACGACGAAGAACTCAAACAGAAAGGATTGATCTAAATGGCATATATAGGCCTGAAATACCCCGTATTCGCGCCGATCGCTACGGAGCCGGACAACGCGCTGCCCACGTACAGCGCCGGGCTGGTGGTTGGTCACGCAATGGCAGCCAAAGTCTCGATCGAAACCTCGGATTCAAAGCTGCCCGCCGATGACATGATTGTGGAGATTGACAACAGTTTTATCTCCGGGAAAATTACGGCCGGAATCGATGACATATCCTCCGACGCGTACCGAGCGTGGCTGGGCGCTCAAACCGCTACGCTGGGCGGAGAAAGCGTCATCAAGGATTCCGGGAATGCTGCGTCTCCGTCCGGCGGTTTTGGGTATTACCGCGTCCGCAGAAAAAATGGAGTGCGTTCCCTGAGGGCGTACTGGTATCCTAAGGTACAGTTTGCTGTGCCGTCTGAGGACGCATCTACCAAGCCCGACGGCGCGATCGAATGGCAGGCGCCCGAATTCGAGGGCACCATCATGGCGGCCAAGGACGCAGACGCGAGCTGGCGCTTCTGGAAGGACTTTTCGGTCGAAGCCGACGCGGTCGACTGGCTCAAAGGCCTTGCCCACATCGGAGATGCTGCCACGCTGACCGCGCTGCAGGCAGATATCGCTACCACCGCTGCGCTTAGCCCGGAAACCTACACATCCGCATCCTGGGTGGCTGTAGCCAACGCTCTTGCGGAGGCTCAGGCGGTCGCTGCTCTTGCCTTCCCGACGCAGGCGCGCGCCGACGCCGCGGAAGATGCGCTTGAAGCCGCGGTCGCTGCACTGGTTACGAGGTAATGGCCATGTATGAGGCAGGCAAAAAAATAACAATCGGCGGGCGGGATTTCGAGCTGGTCTTTAACGTGGCGGCGCTGGCTGATATCACGGAACGTTTTGGCGGCATATCAAATCTCGGGGAATTGTTGGAAAAGGACAAGGCGAAAGCGATCCGAGAAATGCCTTGGCTTATCGCGCTGATGGCCAACCAGGGTATTGCGCTGCACAACGAGGAAACCGGCGAGAAGATGGCGCTCATATCGTCCGACTGGGTGGCGCTGAGGATGAAGCCCAAGGAACTTATCAGGCAACAAAACATTATCATGGAGGCGATTTCCGAAGGCATGAACGACGGGGACGCCGAGGGTGAAAACGAACAGGACGAGGTTCTCGCGGAGGTATTGTCCGAAAAAAACGTGAAGGGCGCGGAGGGATAGACCCTCTGCGCCTTGTCTTTTTAGGGCTGCGCTGCGGCCTGACGGAGCGGCAATGCTGGTTGACCAATCCCGGTCGCATCGTGAAGCTCTGGAAATGGACGCAGCAATACGACGAGTACTTACACGGGATTACCCGCAAAGACGATGACGGAGGTGATTGACGATGCCGAAAAGAGAAATAAAGACGACGCTTGCGCTTGACGGCGAACGGCAGTTTAAACAGGCGCTCTCCGACGCCGGGCGTCAGCTCCGGGTGCTAGGCAGCGAAATGAAGGCCAACACCTCCGCATTTTCCGAAAACGCCAGCAAGATCGACATGCTGCGCGCCAAGAATGAAAATCTCGGCAAGCAGGCCGAGCAACAGCGCGAAATCATCGCGGCGCTGTCCAAGGCCGTTGAGGAGTCCGCAAAAATCAATGGAGACGCATCGAAGAAAACGGACGAATGGCGCATCAAGCTCAACAACGCCGCGACTACCCTCAACAAAATGGAAGGCGAAGTACGGGCAAACGCCGGAGAAATCGACAAATACGAAAAAGAAGCTCAGGACGCAAAAAATAAAACCGTAGACCTGTCCGCCGCGATGGCAAAGGCCGGTACCGCCGCGCGCGGCTTAGGCTCCGCGCTGTCCGCTGCCGGCAAGGCCATGGGCAAGGGCATTGCCGTCGCCGCTAAATCAACTGCCGTTGCTGTCGCTGCTATCGGTACGGCTGCAATCGCCGCCGCAAAAGGTGTTTACGATCTAACGAAAAGCGCGGGAGAATACGCCGACGCGACGCTTACCATGTCAGCACAGACCGGCGTGGCGACCGACACGCTGCAAGAGTGGCAGTATGCCGCGCGGTTTATCGACACCGAAGTGGAGGACATGACCAAGGGGCTTGCAAAAGTCACTAAGGCCATGGGGGCGGCGGGAAAAAAGAATAAGGACTATATCGAGCTTGCCAACGGCATGAAAATTTCCGTCAAGGGCGCTAACGGCGAAATGGTATCATCCGAGGAAGCGTTTTACCGCTCGGTTGACGCGCTCGGAGCGATGACCAGCGAAACCGAACGCGACATAGCCGCACAGGAGCTTTTCGGGAAATCTTATCAGGACATGATGCCGCTAATCAAGGCCGGCAGCGACGGACTGAAAAAATACGCGCAGGAAGCGCAGGACATGGGGCTTGTGCTTGATGACGCGTCTATGGGCGCGCTCGGCAATTTTGACGACACCATGCAGCGCATCAACGCGCAGACCGAGGGGCTCGGCCGTCAGCTCGCCGTGACGTTTCTGCCCGCCGTTTCCTCGGCTATGGCGGGCATGCAGGACGTTATGAAGACCATTGGCGGTGCGCTCAAAGATGGCATACAGGCTGAGGACATCAAGACCATCGGCGACGCGATATCAAAAAAACTGGTCGAAGGGCTTAAATCAATCTCGAAATACCTGCCGGAGGTCATAGCGACTATATCGGCGATGCTGACACAGGTGGTGACCATCATCGTTGCCACGCTGCCGACGCTGCTGCCGGCACTCATGGACGGCGCGACGCAACTGCTGATGGGTCTGATCGCGGCGGTGTCGGACAACATGCAGCCGCTGGTAGATATGGCGATACTGATTGTGACCAAATTCGGAGATTTTTTAATTACGGCACTTCCGCAGCTCGTCGCGGCGGCAATAGCGATTGTGCTTGCGCTGGCAAATGGCATCATCGACGCGCTGCCCGAGATGCTCCCGTCCATCGTGGGCATGATGGATACCATCGTCGATACGCTGATCGCCAACCTCCCCGCCCTGCTGGACGCTGCTTTTACGCTACTGCTGGCTCTGGCTGATGGGATTGTCTCGGCTATCCCGACGCTGATACCGGCAATCGTGCAGATCGTATTGATGATCGCGCAAAAACTCATTGAGAATCTGCCGATGCTGCTCGACGCCACCATGCAAATCATCGTCGCGTTGGCCGCATCGCTGATATCCAGTCTGCCGCTGATCCTCGCAAAGATTGTGGAGATGCTACCACAGATCATCCTGACCGTCATGGGCATCCTGCCGATGTTGATCAACGCCGGCAAGGACATTTTCGCAAAAAGTGTCGCCGAGCTTGTGAAGCTGGACTGGGCAAGCATTGGCCGCAACATGGTAAGCGGCATCTGGACGGGCATCAAAAACACATCTAACTGGCTGTGGAATCAAATCAAGGGCTTTTTCAGCGGCATCATGAGCAAAATCAAGGCGTTTCTCGGCATCCACTCCCCGTCAAAAGTGTTTGCCGGAATCGGTGACAACATGGCGGCGGGCATCGGCGTGGGCTTTACGGATGAAATGGCGAACGTCTCGAAGAAAATCAACAAGAGTATCCCGACGAGCATTGACGCCAACATATCCGCATCTGGGCGCGGCAGCTCACAGACCGTCATCTATAACACCGTGACGCTTGACGGACAGGCCATCACGGCCAACACCAGCAAGCACCAGTACAGCCGGAACAAGACTTATTCCCGTGCGCTTGGGGTGACGTAATGAGCAGTAAGATTAAAATTTTAGATGCATCCCTGACGGAGCTGGCGACGTTGAATGTTGCCAGCTCCGCTACGCGCACAGAAAAAATCAACTCCGACAACACTTTAAGTTTTTCCTTCCCTATCAAAAAAGCCGCGTCGGCTTATGTGACGGCCGATACCGTCTATGAGCTGGACGGGGATTATTTCGACACGGCCTACTACAAAAAGGAGCAGCAAAGCTCCGGCCGGCTCATGGTTTCGGTCGAGGCCGAGCATGTGTCATATCGCCTGAATGATGCGGCATACAACGTCGATTACTTCACACAGACCGGCACGCCCACGGCAATTCTGACAGAGATACTGTCGGGCACAGGATTCGCGGTCGGCACGGTTGATTTTTCGGCCGTCGTCACGTTCTCCCTGCAGGAGGCGACGTCACGCCGCGCGTTGCTTATGCAGTTTATCGCCTACATTGGCGGCGAAGTGTTGTTCGAGGGCTTTACCGTGTCGATGCTCGCCCAGCGTGGCAGCGCAACGCCTAAACCGCTGACAGTTGGCAAGGACATCACCGTCATGTCAAAGGCCGTAGACAAGCGCACACTGGACGATTTAGGAAACCCCACTATTTCATACGCCTGTGGGGTTTTTAAAGGCGCGTCGCTTGCGCTGGGCGACGTGGTAACGCTCGATTACGACAAGCTGGATATCGATGTGTCATTGCGGGTAGTCAGCAAGTCCTACGACCCGTACAACCCTAACAACGTATCGGTCGAAATCGGCAATTACGTCAATGCCCTCGAAGATGACCTGTATCGCATCGAAACATCAACCGTCGCAAAAGACAAAATATATAACGGTACACGCATCGGGCCGACATACGGATTTGAGGCGATACGGTCGGACAACAAGGCGCGGTCGTTCTTCCGCTCTGACGGCATGGCGATACAGACGGGCGACGGCACAGGCACGACATGGACTAATAAAATGTGGGTAGAAGTAGACCCCGGAACAGGCGCGGCGACGCTCAAATTTGATGGCGTGCTGTCGGCAAGCGTTGTCGAGGCTTTAAGCGCCGTCATCACACCGAATCTGTACGCCGAAAAAGCCACGATTGCGGAGCTGACCGTGGACCAGCTTGACACCGGCACAAAAGTACAAAATTATCTCAACGAAAACACAGGCGACGTCAACTATATCAAGATTGTCGGTCAGACCGTGCAGTTTATCACGGCATCAACAAGCGGCGGCGACGAACAGGCGACCAACCGAAGCAGCGCGGAATTGTACTGGACGGATGACACGTACACCGCCGCCACAACGACGGTCACGGCTTACCCCGTCATGATTTACGTCTACACCGAGGCGGTCAAGGCCGAGATATCGTTTTACGACGATTCGGGCACATACGTTCCCCGCCTTGTAATGGGCGCAGGAACAGGCACAGGCGACAACGACAAGCTGATTGTGTACAAGACAACCGGCAAAGCGGTCATCGAGTATTACACATCCGACGGCAATCGCCGCGCACTGGAAATGTCAACGGACGGGATATTGTCGTACAGCCCCACAGCCAACGGTCTGCGCAACATTGCCGTTGGCTCAACCGCACCGGCAGACCCGCAGACCAACGACCTTTGGATTGATACGGAGGCTTAAAAATGGCAGAGGCATTAAAACGCTGGACAGGCGCGGAATGGGTCACAGTGTCGGCGGTCAATCGGATTGAGGCGAGCGGTTCGGGCGGCGGCTTACTCGCCCAACCGACCTATACAACGGACTGGCCTATCGCGCCGTTTGACACGCCATACGAAACCCTTACACCCATAAGCAACCTTGCACTATCTTACAGTTATGAAATTACATAGGAGGCAAACAATGAAAATTATAGAATATGGCATGGACGATTTAAAAAGGGCAAGAGAATTACAGGATGAAATGGCAAAACTGCACATACCGACACCCGTACTGCATTGGAACTATGAAATTAAATCGGCAGACGGTGAGGTGGTGGAAATCGGGCGCGGCAAATCGAACAGTTATACGCGAAATGCGCTGAATATGCTGGCGGCGAACGCTGGCATGTGCGCACACACGGTGGTTTCGGCAACATCTTTTGCCGACGGGTATGTAAATTACAAAACCACAGCTGGAGCGATTGCCGGGACGGCGGCCGCCGGAATAGTGCGTTACTATCCTGCTTCAGCTTCACATCCTGCGGTTGTCGTCATTGGGTCGGGAACGGGTCCGGAGAGCCTTGACAGCTACGCGCTGCCGACATTGCCGATAACAGGAGGGGCACAATCCGCTGCGTCTGTTTTTAATTCCACAACAAGAAAACTTGTCACAACGCTTTCCCGCGCGTTTACGAATACCACGGGTGCGGCGGTTGACATTACGGAGGCGGCAGCATGGGTATATGTTGCTACAAACACTTCCGTCCTCATGGTACGCGACGTATTCCCCGCAATCGCCGTTCCAGACGGAAAAACAATCGTATGGACTTACACGACCGAAGTTGCCTATCCTAACCCGTAAAAGGAGATAAAACATGCTGAAATCAGACTTTGAGCGCGTTGTTTTTGTTATCTGTTTTGGGATTATTTTTTGCTGCGTAATACATATTTGCGCCGCGATTTTGTAGGGGTGAATTGACATGGATGCTGCCGAGTACGTCAAAAAGATTTTTGAGGACAAGATTCTTGTCACGCTGAGCGCGGCATGGGCACTGCTATATAAAATCATGTTCCCGGAGGCCGCATACGCCCTTGCCGCCGGAGCGGTACTCGGCATCATGTGCATTGACCTACTGACAAAGTTATACGCCCTGTCACGGCAAGGCGGCGGCTTTATCAAGGCTTTACGCAAGCGCGGTATCAACAGCAAGAGTTTTGCTAAAGGCACACTGGACAAGCTGACCGTGTTTATCGCCATGCTGCTTATTTGCGGACTGTCATACAGGATATCGCCAATCAGCGACGTTGCAATATGGTTTACGCAGCTTGTCTTTGCGCTCATGTTTTTCCGGGACGTTTTGAGCATCATTGAAAATCTGAATGATGCGGGCGTGAGCGGACTTGGACTTTTCAAAAGAGCAATCAAAAAGAAAATGAATGAATATGTGGGGGTCGAAGAAAATGACATGGGAACAGTTGAAAGTGAAGCTGACAAGCCGGAAGTTTTGGGCGGCGGTTGCGGGACTGGTGACCAACGTAATGATAGCGGCGGGGAAAACGGACAGTGAGGCCGCGACGGTGACAGCCATCATCATGGCGGGCGCGGTAGTCATTGCGTACATCGTCGGCGAGGGACTTGTAGACGCGGCGGCGGCTGGAAAAACAGATACGGAAGAATAGCCTAAAAACATACAGCCGATTTATAAAGGAGAGTGATCGAAATGTCTGCAACCTATAAAATCCTTATAGATGCAGGCCATTAGCACGGTGGAGCAGACCCCGGAGCAGTATCGCCCACCGGACAGCGCGAGGACAGGACAAACCTTAATGTCGTAAACTTTTTAAAATATGCGCTGGAAAAAGCCGGACACACGGTTGTTATGACGCGCACAGCGCACGAAAAAACGCTATCCCTAACAGCCCGTCAGACGATGATTAAAACGCACAAGCCAGACCTCGTTATCAGCGTACATCACAACGGCGCGGCGGCTCAGTCTGCACGCGGCGCGGAAGTGCTGGCACAGATTAAAAGCGATAAGTCCTATCACCTCGCACGGCTCATTAACACCGAGTTTGCAAAGCTAGGGCAGAATATACGCGGCATTGTACGCAAGGCCAACAGCGCGGGCACAGCGGACTATTACGGCATCCTGCGCACGGCGGCAAGCTATGGCATTCCGGCGGTAATCACCGAGTACGCGTTTATGACCGCCGCAGACATAGCAGATGTGGACACATACGCCGAACAACAGTCCGAAGCCGAGGCCATCGCAAGGGCAGTAAAAAATTA